TGATTAGGCAACCTCTTTTCTGCATATAAGAACCCATGTCTATCGCACCATGCACCATACGTTGTTTTCGATCTCTTGTCAAGCCTATTCTTGGCATTGAGAAAAACGAAGCGTATGTCCAAATCGGGATGTTGCTCCTTAATCAACAAGTGTTTAGACCTGTCTTGAGGGAATAAACGTCCCTTAGTCTCAACGTAAAAGTCACCCTCTTCGATATAGAAGTCAGGTGTATACGTTCTAGGCTTCGGTATGAATGTTATCTTATCTTTTTCGTAGGACGCATTTATTTTCCTTTCGTGTAAGTCTCTGGCGAAATTAGCTTCGAATAAGGAGCGGTATCTCTTACGCTTTTTCATAGTTATCTTTTATAACTCTTCGACCCTGTTATGCAGAAGCTCTGCTTCCTTGATACGGCCTGTTATGTAATCATAGAATAGCTTAGTACATTGACCTGTCAAGCCGCTAAACCTGTTCTTTATCACTCTGACATAGGTGGTGTGTCGTTCTATCATGCAATCAGCCTGACCATTACGCTCCAAGCCAATAACGATGTCACTTAGCTGTCCTATGCTATGTGACCCTCTAAGATCGCTAAGACTGACATTAATGGAGTTAGTCTCGTGAGAACCGTTAGACGGTCTACGCAGATGCGATACCATGAACAGACAGATACCTAACTCCTGTACGAGAGAGCGCAGCTTGGTAACACAGGCGTCTATCGTCTTACGTTCGTCCAGTTCGTTAGTCTGTGCGCTGACCAAGATAGAGATATGGTCTAAGACGATATAGCGACAGCCTCTCGCCCTGACCAGATAACGTACACGGGCGATAACATTCTCTATGGTATTAGAACCGAAGTGATCGAAGAAGAAGAACCTATCAGATCCCAGAACTTCATTAAAGGCTCTTTGATACTCTGCAGGTTCGTATTCACTGTTAGGCAAGTGTAATGGTTTATCTATGTGTAAACTCATCATACTCTCAGCAGTGGTGCGGACACTTTCTTCCATGAACATAAGACCAATGTTCTCTTCTGTTTCCTTGAAGATATGATATATGATCTCACGCAAGAAGCTACTCTTACCGATACCCGTACCAGCACAGATAGTGACTAGCTCTCCTTCACGGATGCCGTATGTCATATTGTTTAAGCCGATAAAGGGATAATCTACTTTTGATTTCGCTGGACCTTCAAGCAAGGCATCCCATAAGTCCTTACCAGCTACTATACCATCTGGCGTGTAACTATCAGCATTCCACCAATCAGCTACGAACTCTGTCTCCTTACCGTTCATAAGGTATTCAGACGCATCTTTATAGCGCATCTTCATTATCTTAGCTTTAGGCGACAGTACCTCTGCTACCTTTCGTGCATTCTCCGCACCGACCTTATCATTATCGAAACACAATACGATGTTGTCGAAGCTCATCAGATACTCATAGTTCTCCTCTACATCTTTAGAGGCTCCTGTGATACCTGTCTTCACGCTAAGACACGGCCATTTATTATCGAACATCTGGTGTGCGGATAGAGCGTCTAGTTCTCCCTCACAGAGTGTGATAAATTTGCCACACTTCTTAAATAACTGTTGGCCGAATAACATAGCTTGACCTATGTTACCTTCAGTGAAGAACTCCTTATGTCTTCCTCGTATCTTATTAGCTATATGCTCATTATAGTTATTATAATAAGGGTAGTAGTGTTTTCCACCTTCTGATACAGTCACTGCGTACCTACGGCAGGTTTCCTCTGATATCTTCCTACGTGGCATTAACTTAAAAGAGCCTTTTGACAAGTCATCACTTGTCTTGTGTTTCTCAAGAACGACAACATCTTCTTTCATAATCTCTCCATCACTACGAGTAGTTTTACAAGAAAAACAATGAGTACCATCAACGTATATGGCGAGAGCATCACTACTCCCGCAGTCAGGACAAGGGGCGTGTGCTGTTAATGCCCTGCTCACTACATCACTTCCGCTACGTTAGGTTCTTTTCGTACTTTAGTAAAGTATCTAGGACCATTAGCATAAGTAAACACTCTTAACCCAGAACCGTCATTACTGTCTGACCAGCATCTTTCCTTATAGTTACAGAAGACACAGCCATTCTGTAACGCATGATTGCCACTAGTACCAAAAGGTACATCTTCATAACATTTCTCAGGAATCTTATCAGATTTTACAATCTCTTTTAAATCGCTCACTCTCTTGGCAGCGTTTATGGTTGAGAGTTCGTCCATCATCATAAGAGTCATGTTACCACTATTCTTATTGATAACAAAGAATGCTCCCTCTTCTATGTCCATAGCTTCCATGTAAGAGCTTATCTGTCCGATATACCCGAAAGGATCAGAGTGGAATACTCCACCTGTTTGAAATTTTTTAAAACCATAATCGGAAGCTGACTTCACATCCACTAGGACACCATCGATAACAGCATCGATATGTCCTTTGACACCTTCCAAGACAACTTCCTTCTGTTGGTGCTTAACATCGTGACCAGCTTCCTTCGCCAGAAACAACAATAGAGCTTCTAGGAGATGCCCATAGAAAAAGCGCATACGTAATTGTGGTATCTCTTTACGCTTAACAGGATCATTTATTTCGAACCATAGCTGTCTGTCATGGCGTCCTACAGCGGACAGACGTAAACGTTTCTTTTCACCCTCTGAAGGTTTCAAGAAGCGTACAGTCTCTTCCTTTAATGTATCTAAGAAATCATTTAAGTTATCTTTATCGATTTCCTCTACGCCAGTATCGATTAGATTGAAGATATCGTCTACCAGCGTCCTTACATTCTTTTTCTTCTTCTTTGGCATACATACTCCCTTCTCTGTTAGAATGGGGATTTCTTGTGAAGGCATCCCCGGACCCAATGATACTTATTTACCGGAATAGAATAGACGCTATCATCTTAACCGCTGTTACGCTACGTCTATATATGTGTGTGTCCAATAGCACCGTCCCTCTCTATCGAACGTACTTCCCCGGTTGGAAAGCTTCCCTACCATTAAAGATGTTAGAGATCGTCACCAATCTCAAAGGGAATGTCGTCATCTTCATCCAAGTCACCAAGGACAAAGCCACCCTCTTCAGCGTCGAGATCACCGTCGCCATCCATCTTGGCTTCCTTGAAATCTATAACCATTACAGAGTTTAACGCTACGCTAATCCCCGTACCGTATTCGTTATTCCAAGTATACGGTGAAACGGAACATTTAATCTTGCTACCGTTTCCAACTTTAATGCTAGAAGGCCAAGCATTCTTAGCAGCATCCGTAACGTTAGGCAGATGCTTGGTTTTAGCGACTATGAAATCGCCTTTGTTCTTATTCTTTTCGCCCTCACCTTTACGAACCTTGACGCCTTCTTTCTCAAGCTTCTTAACGGCGGTTTTATCCAACTGACAGATATCTATCTGATACCTATTAGACATGGTATTTGGTTCGAAAAGATTTGCCCATTGGGCAACACCTTTCACTACTACACGTTCTAGTGACATATTATATTAACTCCTTCAGACATTTAGTGTGTTTCAGCCCAGTTGATCCCTGACTTTGAGTCAGCGTTCAAGGGCAACCTTACACGCAGTATACGACCTGCCTTCAGCATTGTCAAGTCCGCCGCATACATTATTTTGTCAACGTCCTCGACATGGACTTCGAACTGCATCTCATCGTGGATTGTGTTGACCAAATGTGCGCGTAAGCCGTGTTTTCGTATGTAAGCATCCATGCAGATAGACCATTGCTTGCAAGCTATCGCTCCCGCTCCTTGCAGTAATGTGTTCAATGCTGCATGTTGATGACGTACGAAAATTCTTCTACCGTCCAATCCCTGTAGGGAACCTCTCTCTGCCATTCCCTGTACTCTTTCTATCAAAGAATCCAGTGATGGCATATTGGACAAGAAATCTCTTTTTAGTCTAGCGCCGTCCCTTGCCGTACCCCCTACGACAGTGCCTAGTTTCTCTGCACCAGCACCGTATAAGAATGCGTAGATGAAACGTTTCGATTGCGCTCTAGTGTCCAAGCCAGCCGCTATCCTGTTTACCTCATGCGGGTCACCCTTCAGGACCACCTCTATATACTCCGGGTCTTTCATGTAATGCGCTAACATTCTTAACTCTAAGCCTTTAGCATCCATGCCCACTATCTTCTGAAAACTGTTGGGAACAGTGAAACATGACCTGCATTCCGTACCGTATGGTTTGTCAACTGAAACGATGTTAGCCATATTGGGATTAGCATGTGTCATACGTCCTGTTACTGCGCCCATAGTGTACACTGAACCATGTATCCTACTGTTTGAGTCCAAATTCTCTAACCATGCCTCTACGGTCTTCCAGCGTGTCTCTAACATCTTCCACTCTGCTAACTTCTTTGCCGCTTCGGGTGCGCTGTCCTGTACCGTGTTAAGGTTTTCTTCACAGATTTTAGGAGACCCTTTAGGTGTAAACATTTTAGGAGTCCAGCCGTACTCATTGAGTCTCTCTACTATCTGTTTAGGACTAGCTAGGTTAAACTCTTTAAACTTAATAAGAGAGAAGGGGCCGACTACTCCGTCTATACCACATAGTCCTACCTTGGACATTTTCCCATCTTTTTTATATTTAGGAGTAACTTCCCTTAGAATCTTTGCCTTCGGCAGGAAGTCTTCCTTAATCTTCCGCTCAATGCTCTTGGCCCTGCCCTGTGTCTCTGCGAACAAGTCTACAGCTTTCCTCTTGTCAACGTAAAACCCGTAAAGCTTCTGTCTGTTTATGACATGAGCTATCTGATGCTCAAGCTCTAGGCTCTTGTCAGAGAACTCCTTACCCTCTAGTAGTAAATAAGAATATACCTTCTCTGTAAGCAAGACATCACGTACACAATACTCTAGCATTTCTGGTGTATACTCTGAGAAGTTATTAAATTCTATCTTTCTAAACCCTAACATGACTCCCCAATTATTTAGTGAGTGACCACCGTCCCTTTCTGGGTTATACAGTCTAGACATTATGAGGGTATCTTGAATATTTTTAAAATTTATACTAGTTCCCCATAGTTTATTCAATATGGGAAAGTCAAACGCAAGACCGTTATGTGCGATGAAAATATCGTCAGGCTCCAAGTATCCTTGTAAGGTATTCTTATCTAGGAAGTGAATAGGATCACCCTTGTTTAATTCCTTGCATACAACACACCAAATAACCTTCGCATCCAGTGCGTCCGTTTCAATATCCAAGATGATCTTACGAGACATGTATATATGCCCTATTGTATAGTGGGTTCCTCAAACTCTTTAACTGCATCCAACATGCCATCGTTAAAGATGGTTTCCATCATGTCCTTGAACGCTTCATCAGAATTAAGACATTTTTTATATAATCTAATAGCGTTAGCCATCATGGTTGCAGCTATCATTGACGCTTCGTAATCAGATAACAGTTCATTAATGTGTTTCAATGAAGCTACGTGTAACTCGTGCAGTACACGTTCGTCTTCTTCCTCATCACTAGAGTACATTACTTCTCTTCCTTTTCCCATCTATAAAAGATATGATCTTCTATCTCTACAGTTCTAGTCTTAGCCGCTGCCCAAGCAGGAAGTATGTAATCTGCATGGTAATGTGTGGCACCATCTGTTATATCTAAGTAGGGCGTAGACAGGTTCAAGACACTGTGAGAGAAATTATATATACGTTCATAAGAACTCTTGTCCGTAACCTTATCAGGCTTACCGTCGCAGTACCAGCTAAACTGACATTTGTTCCTTACAGGTATCTCCTCACCTGTACCCTTCCAAGATAACTGGGTTGGTCCTTGCTTGGTGACTTCACAGATAGTATCGGGATAGCGGCCATCTGATACTCTATTCATCACTACATTCATGACAGCTAGTAGTCCTGCCAGACCTTGGTTACGTGCTTCGAAGTACATGTTATCTGCTAAACACTTAACCTCTGCGTTAGTAACACCCATCAACAAACCAACTAATAGTAGTTCTTTCATAGTATTTTCACTTCACTCTTGGTTTCAATCCACACTTTTGCGCCACAAGACAGTGGCTTGTTAGGTCTATATACTACTTTACACGGGCCGTCAATTTCAACTTCATGACCATAGTCATTAGACTTATATGTTTTAACAGTTAACACCGGATCATTCTTATTGTGTTTAGCGTTAGCTTTAATCACATGTTGATTAACATGAATATATTTTTTCATTTGTCTTCGACCTTTAATGACAAGTTAGAAACTTTACGCATCTTACTCATTGTCTTTTTATAAACTTTTAAATGTTCTTTATCTTTTACGAGAATACGTACAGGCATAACACCACCAGAGAAACTTCTAACATACTGTATACGCTCTTTAGCTTCTTTCTCTATGTCTTTTTTATTTATCATCTTTTAAGTCCTCTGAATGTAAATCTTCTAAGTACTGTTTAGTGTATTTCTTAGAGCTATTACGTGTATACTTAGATTTACTTTCTACAACCTTCTGTGAATACTTAGGGCTGTGTAGGTCTTTTGCGATAGGATTCCGCTTCATCCTTGAGTACCTTTCTTTGCGTTCCAGACGCTCCAAGTCCTTCTGACGCCTTTTATATCCCATGTCCTAACCCTTTGATTTTATTAAAAATAATTGTTGTTGACATTGGTTTGTTGTTGCCCTATTATACACAAGATGAAAATCAATGCAAGAGGCGAATTCATGGAACTGTCACTTACCGAAAAAAAGCAAGAGATCTTGGACATCGTCGGCAACAGCATTTTTAATGTTGTGTTCATCAAGAAGGATGGAAGCTCTCGTGAAATTACATGTCGTCTGAATGTAACACAACACTGTGGCGATGGCAAGCCCACTGTCGATACGGACAAGTACCTTATTGTATACGACATGGGTTCTAAGACAGGGCATATCACTAAAGCTGATAAGAAGCGTTTCTATCGTAATGTCAATATAGGAACTATCCAGTCAGTTAAATGTGGTGGCAAGGTATATGATTATGCCGGTAATTAAATCATATAACATTGTCACTAATGACATAAGGAACAATGACAATGTTTTTTTTATGTACCTTGAGAATAAGAAGCGTATAGGCGGTGGGCATATAGCAATGTTATTACGTGATAGCTCTCACGCCTTACCGCTTACTGTAAAGAAGTCTAATGGACAGGGTATCTTACATTATTTTAATAAGGACGATGTTGCTACTGCCACTGATACTTTAATAACTCAATTTAGTTTTGTCAGGGACATACTGAATAGGGGTTGTGTTGTTGTGTTCCCGATGGAGTGTTTAGTGGATAATGAGTTCGTAGAGGATGTCTTTGAAGAGGCTAGTCCTATCTTTGCAGAGAACTTCTTTAGTAGATTAAATAATTTATTCGAAACGTATAAGGCGAAGAGATATGTGGCCTAGACTA